ATTGTACATCTTGAGTTTCAGTATAAGTAATTGCAGTAGCAGAAGCCATTGGAACATCTAAAATTGTTGCCGTAATTTGCGTAAAATCATACGCCCTTCCGTTTACTAATGGTGTAGCCATATTACTTTATTTTATGCGCTTAACGCAGTTGTGAAACCAATTTTTAAAGTTATCTTTCTTGCGATTCCAACAGGAATTAATTCAGCAGTTACCGAAATTTCGCTTGTTCCTAATACATCTTGATCAGGATCAATAACGATTTTTGCAGCGCTTAATTCTTGTGCAATCACCATATCATCAACTGGCTTTTGTGCAGCAGCTTCAAAGATAGAAACAGTTGTGAAACTTAATTTTCCATCAGCATCTACTAATAATTGCCCGTTTAATTTAGGTAATAAAGCCGCTCTGATTCCTCTAATAGCTTTATCCATTGATCTTTGAGATTCAATGTAAGCAAAATCATCATTACCAGCCTCACAAGTGCTAGAATCATTGAAATAAGTACCAGAAATCCCTTGATGATTCTTGATATAAATATACCCGTAATCGTGTAATTGAGTTTCTAATGCTTCTCCTGTTTCTCTGTATTTTGTTCCTTCTGCAAATCCAGGTTCTAATAATTCAATTCCTTGAACTAAGTTGAATCTTTCAATATTTGCAATGTTTTCAGATACAGATGCTAATGATACAGCACCTAACGCAGCACCAATACAAGTGATTGAATATGCTTTTTCATCAACTAGATCTTTACCAACTGATTTAGCACCTAAAGAATCAATTGTAGTATCCTCAGCAACTACAACAGAAACCCTATCACTTGCTAATGCTCTTAGGTTCGGTAAAGAAGCCAATGTAAGGCCAACAAAATCAGCTGCATATAATACAGAACATCTTTTTTCAGCGTTAGCCAATGTAACAGCGCTAGATTGTAATGTACTAATTGCACCACTTGAAAAAGCCGTATTATGATCATAAACAGCAATTTGTCTAATTTCCCCTAATGCGTAATTCTGAACATCTTCAATCTTACTTAAATCAATACCACCTGTTACAGCGTAAATACCTACGTATAAATCCCCTTTTGGCTGTAATCTAAAATATTCAGAAATATGATAATGCATTACGTCAAAGAACGCATCAACACCACCAGAAAATTGAGTTACAGTAGCAGCACCAGTACCATCAGAAGCAAATGCTAAACCTGATCCATTTAACCCGTCACCGTAACCAGTAGCAGCAGTAATATCAACATCAGCAGTTGAACCAGCAGCACTAAATCCATGTGTGTTAGTTCCTGCATTAATAGCCGCTCTTAATCCAGTAGCTACATCAGCAGCAGCGTCACCAGATACAACAGTATAAGATCCTAAAGTGATCGCAGAACCACCAGCAGGAGTAATAGTGATAGTATTAATATCACCAGCAGCACCAGGTGCAGTAATCGTAGCTTGACCGCCTGTTGCCTTTGTTTCGTCTGTTCTAGTATTTACAATACCTAATGCCTCAGCTTCTTCAATAGATTTAACTCTTTTAATTCTATCAGATGCACCAAAACCAGAAGGTAAAGTATCATGATAAAACACAATACCACTAACATGATCGTTAGTTGATAATGCTCTACCTAATCCTCTACTATCAACAGATACGCTTAATGTATTTAAAGCCATATCTTATTATTTTTCAGTTTTTTTAGTAGTTCTTTTTTTTCTTGCAGGCTTTTTTTCTTCCTTTGGTTCAGCAAATGCAGGATTTTCAATCATTAGCAATTCTTGATTAAGTTTTGCAGCGTGATTTCTCCCATGCTTTGCTTGTTCAGGGTAGAAAAAATTTCCATCAGCGGTTGCATAAATCAAGCGCAACTCTTTGTCACGCTTGAAGTAAGAATTAACCGCTATTTCTTGTAGTTGTTCTAAAGTCATAGCGGTTTATTTTTATGCAGATTGTACTAATGAAATAATACCTTTCTTATCAGATCTCATTGTTGTAGATCCATGCATTGCCTCAGCAGTCATAACGTCACCGTAGTAAACTGGATTATCAGCATCTAATCTAACGTCAATTGCACCCATTGCTTTACAAACAGCGCTTCTATGCCATGCTAAACCAGCAAAGTTATCAGTTCCAGCAACAGCAGAACCAACAGCCTTGATAACAGGAGTTGCAGTGTTGTCAAACAAAGGTAAGTTAGCAGGTGCTAACATGATGTTGAAGTTGAAAAGTCTATCAATTACACCAGTTGGTAAAGCCGCTTGGTTCATGAAATCTTTTCTTAATAACTCAGCATCATCAAATAAATCGTAGTACATATCTACTGGTAATAGTAAATATCTTTCTGACATTGGCATATTATCCTTGTCCATTTGTCTTGCGATCTTAGCAACATCTTCTTTAGTCATGATCTTCCTAGAAGCAGCAGTACCATCAGGAGCAATACCAGTAGTAGCACCAGAAGTTCTAATAATTCTTGAAGAATCAGCTGAAGTTGCAACAGCCCAGTTGTATAAACAATCTTTTGCGATTTCATCAGCTAATGCGCTTCTGTGATCAGATAATACTGATTCTCTTTTAGCGTAGTTAGTTTGTAATTCTTCTAAAGATTGAACAACGATTGCGTCAGTAGTATATTGAGATAAAGTATAAGATTTGTTGCTGTCAGTTCTTTTAGAAACTGGAGCAGGTAATACATCTCTATCTTTAACAACTGTTGGTAATCCTCCAGCTTGTGGAATATTCACTACATCGTTATCAACAAATGCGTCATGTGATGTAGAGTTTTGTAAATAAGCTACTGATTCAAATAAATTTTCTTGAATCGTGCTTAAAAATTCTTCTTTCTGTAAACCAGCCATTTTATTCTGTTTTTAAAAATTAGTCAATTTGAATTTCAGCACCAGCAGCAACAAAAGCAGAACCGTCATAAACGAATAATTGGTCTTTTGTTTTACCTGCTACACCTGTAATTGTAGGTGCTGTGATGTTTGTTCCGAAAATAGTTGTTTCAGTACCATTAGTCTTAGATTTAACTAATAATAAAGAACCAATTAAAACTTCTGAATCAATAGTTAAATTGATTGTTCTATTACCAGTAGCTTCAACAGTAACACCGTCAATGATAGTTAATGTATCAACAATTGTAATAGCTTGCGCCCCTGTTGCAGTTAAAGCCTCTACTTTACCTGCACCAAAAGGAAATCTTACTTTAGCGTCTAAATTTGCCATTGTTTAAAATTTACTTGTTGTTATAATATTCATTTCTCAATTTATCAAACGCAGCAGCATTTGAAATTTTTAGATCCTCTAAACCTTTAGGATCTTTCTTTTGCCAATCCATGTAATCCCAATCTTTTCTAGGATTAGAGTTTTCAACTCCGTCAATCATGTTTGTAATAGAAACCTTTGGTTCTTCAATCCCTTCTAATAAAGAAGTGAAGTTCTCAGCGTTTTCAACAGCCATTTCAACAAAGAAATCTTTCTTTTCTTCTTTGATTTTACCAGCTTCAATAGCGCTATTAACTAAAGTTTCTGCAATTTGTTTCTTTAACTCATTATTAACCTCAACAGCAGCCTCTAAAGCAGTTTTTGAAGTTTCTAATTCGTTTTTAGTTTCTTCTAACTCAGTTTTAGAACCTTCTAACTCAGTAGATAATTCTTCAACTTTGTTTTCTAAACCTGCAACTTCTTCAGCTTTTGCCGTTAAGTTGTTTTCAAGTTCTTCAACTTTGTTTTCTAA